CGCAAGTTCGCTCGTTGATGCGCATAGATTCGCATTAGCGTTGTATTTGAGTTCGGAAGAAGAAGCAGAGCGTTTGTGCTTACAAAATGGCGTAGAATTTGACAGAACAAGGGTTGTGAGAGCAAGTATGGTTAAGTCAAATAGCGAAATAGATTATTCGGTAAAGACTTTGTTTAGAAAAGATGTCGTGCTTGAGCCGATAGAAGATATAAAAGGAGATATAAATTGGGATTAAAAGTTTTAAGTTTATTTGATGGTATGAGTTGTGGTCAGTTGGCTTTGCAAAGACTTGGTATTGAAGTTGATACTTATTATGCAAGTGAAATAGATAAGTATGCAATCCAAGTTACTCAAGCAAACTTTCCAGAAACAATTCAAATTGGCGATGTTACTGCTTGGCAAACGTGGGATTTTGATTGGTCAAGCATAGACTTAGTTACAGGTGGTTTTCCATGTCAAGCTTGGTCGTTAGCTGGAAAACAATTAGGTGATAAAGACGAGCGTGGCAAACTTTTTTGGACAATGCTTGATGTCATGTCAAAGGTCATTGAACACAATCCAAAAGCGTTTTACTTAATGGAAAATGTCAAGATGAAAAAAGAGTTTGAACAATATATTACTTATCACACCGAACAAGCTTTGCCTAATGTACATAAATATTTAATAAATTCAGCTTTAGTAAGCGCACAGAACAGACAAAGATATTATTGGACTAATATTTCAGGAGTTGAACAGCCAGAAGATAAAGGCATAGTGTTAAGAGATATTTTAGAAGATAACTTTGATAGCGAAAGAGATAAATCTTATTGCATAGATGCAAACTATTATAAAGGTGCAAGTGTTGAGCAATGTAAAAGAAAATCAAGAAGGCAACTTGTAAACAAACCTAAACAAGTCGGTATAGCTACAGACATAAAAGAACACGACATACTTAAAAGAGTTTATTCTCCAGATGGTAAATCGCCAACACTTAATACAATGGGCGGTGGCAATCGTGAGCCTAAAGTTGCAATAAAAAATTTACCTAAAGGCTCTACAGGTAAATCTTGGTTTTTTGAACAACAAACTTATTTACCTGATTCTGAAAAGACAAGAGCTTTAAAGTCTGGTAGCGGTAGTGGCAATATCCCAAAAGTTGTATCTGGTGCCTGGCGAGGTAGATACAAAGAAGATGGTACGACAGAGCAAAAGTTAGAGTTGAATCAAAGTGGTAAGTCTAATAGTTTAACGACTGTGCAAAAAGATAGCGTAGTGGTTAATGAGGAACTAAGTTGGCGTAAGCTTACCTGTCGTGAGTGCGAAAGATTGCAGACAGTTCCAGATAATTACACGAACCATGTATCAAATACGCAAAGATATAAAATGCTTGGGAATGGTTGGACAGTTGAAGTTATCGCTCACATTTTAAATAATATGAAACTATGAAAAAAGAAGAATACGATCCAAACGATTTATCCATAAAAAATGCTTATGCTACTCGTTGGATTTGGTATCACACGTTATTAGGCTTATTACTGCTAATGAGCAACATACTTTTAATTTCTATTTTGACAATCCTAGCGGTTAAGTTATGAGCTTTGTTAGAAGAAGAAAGAAAAAGAATCGTAAGGCGGAGAAAGAATTTAACGAGTCGCTTTGGAAAGCGTATCCCAAGAAAAAGGAGAAAGAAGATGAGTAAAGGCGACTGGCCCAGACCTGTAAATAAGAAGAAATTTGACGAAGAATTTGACCGAATCTTTAAGAAAAAGAAGGAGAAGGGTGGCGATTCTAAGGTACTAAATGGCGATTCTAGGGTATAAAGTGGAGAATCTAGGGTACTATTTGGCGATTCTAGGGGACAATATCCATACATATACATATATGTATAGAAAGCGTGTTGCTTTAGGCAACAACGCTTTCTAATTTATTATGTGGTGGGTAGTAGAAGAAATTGAGAATGAAAGCGCTAGTGCGTTCGTGCAAGCGAGCGTAGCGAAACGCTATCGTTCGTTCGGAGAAGCAAAAAAGATCGTGTGGCAGTGGTATCGTTCGAGCGTGGGGAGAAATGATTTATCGCCAGCTAGTAAGCTCACGCTTTGGGCGATATGTGAAAGGCATAGATTGGAAACCTGGAGTTCGCACGATAGCAATAGATATTATGCGCTCATGTGTGGGATGAATCATAAGACAGTTAGTAATGCGCTTTTGGAGTTAGCGAGTGCGGAGAAGAATATTATCTGGTTAGCGGATGAGGAGAATAAAACGCTCATGCGTAAGAGTAAGCGTGGGATTCGTAGGCATATATTGTTAGTGGGTTTAAATAAGCTCTTGCGTGAAGAGTTACCTTCCAGAGATTCTTAGGTTTTTTCCTCGCTGCCTTTTTTTGGATTTATTCATGGTGCTTGAGGATATTCGCTTTTTCCTGGATTGTGAAGTTTTCTTTTTTACTGGTATTGGGCGTGGGGTTTGAGTTTTAGATCTTTGCATGGTTTAGTGGTGGGAAAACTCTAAGGGGAGAATTATCATTATGAAAAAGAGTTTTCCCACGCTAATTATTGTTCTATTTTACCTAACTCTAAGATTTTTAACATAAATTGTTTTTTGTTATGCAAAGTCTTGGCCTTTAGTCTAGCGGTTTTTAAGTCGTTTAATTGTTTGGTTTTATTCTTCATTGTTAATAATTTGTATTTGATATTTGCTAGTTCCGTCATGGCAACTAACTTTTGCTTCAAATAAATGTTCGTCTTTTTTACCATTCAAAGTTCCTATACTAAAACTCCAATCAGAATTAGGTACTATCTTCCAAAAAATTTCATAAGGACAATCTAAAATAAATTCCTTAGATACTTCGTTATTATTCCAACCATGATTATTAGAATATACTAAAACTTTTCTACCTAAATAATTTTGAAAACATTTTTTTATATCCCATTTGAATTCTTCGAATTCATCTTGATCTGAATAAGGTTCTAATTTAGTTATAATCATAATTACTCTCCTTTTGAAAAAAATATATTGTTGGCATAGTTAATGGCCTGTTTTTCGGTTAGTCCTTTTTTCAAGCCTTCTTCGACCAAATACTCTAAATGAGCTTGTACTAAATAACTTCTACTCATCAGATTCTCCGTTAATATTTTCCATGTGCCGATAAAATCTATCGCTTTGATTTTCAACTGGGTTGAAGTTCTCCAATAACGCTTTGCAATAAGCGACTTCGTTTTGTAGCTTCATAGCGGTTTTTATAGTCATAATGCGGTGCAAATGAAACTCCTGGTTTAATTCGTTGTTTAAATCGTATATGCGATTTTCTAATTGATCTTTGGAAAGACTGTCTAAATAATTTTTGTTCATGGTTATTTCTCCTTTGCTTGATTTAAATTTTCACTTACAGCAATAGCTACTCTTTTTTGTCTGTAGTCTTTGATTGCTTCTCCAGTTTGGTTATTAAAAACTTGATAAAAGCGATCTTTCCAAATGCCACGTTGTTTATAAACTATTTTTACTTGATACATATTTCTCTCCTTATGTTTTGTTTAGCTACTCTCCTAGAACCTTTGCTTCCTCTCCTTTTGGAAATTTTGGCAAACTTAGGCGTATATCCGCCAGTAGTTCTTCCATAGGTTTGAGCTTTATCTCTACCTATTTTCATTTCTAAAGATGATTTCATTGATAATTCTCCTTAAATTGTTAATCAATATGAATATACTATCATGTTGAATGTCATTTGCAATACTTAAATATCATTTATTTACACTTTATATATAAGTAATAAATAAGCTATTTAGTGAATAAATGACATAAAAAGATTAAAATACCTTATGGAAGCAAAGAAAAAACCAGGAAGAAAGCGTATTACTTTCACAGAAGAACAATTAGAAGAAATTAAACACTTAGCTGGTCTTGGTGTGTCAGAATCCGCAATAGCCGATAAGATGGGCGTTTCATTGAGTACGATTGCCAGGCGTAAAAGGGATTCTGATAAATTTGATACCACTTTAAAGGCAGGAAAGCTGAAGGCGGTCGCAGAAGTTTCCAATGCTCTTTTTGATTCGGCAACTGGAAGAAATGGGAATCCGCCAAACGTGTCTGCGCAGATCTTCTTTTTGAAAAATAGGGGAGAAGGCGTGGCCAGTTGGTCGGACGTTCAAAAAATAGAAAATACATTTTCACTTGGTGATGTGATCAATTCCGCAAAAGAACGAATCCCAAATGCAACTCAAACAATAAAACGCCTTGATGATTCAGTAGATAAAGGCGAGGGCATTTTCTTAGATAACAAAGGCACAGAGAATAATGATTCTGACTCTCTCTCTCCTTCCAATAAATCAGAATCTTAGAGCGATGAGGTTATCTTTTCTCCGCTTCATCGCTCGACCAAATAAACCTTTAAACGATAGTAAGCACTTACTTACCAAAAGAATAGTAAGTACTTACTATCGCTACAGCCCCCATTTAAAGCTAGGCGGGGTGGCTATGGCTATGGAACTAATGAACTAATTTTTTTTTAATTTTATGAAATATGGTGTAGAAGCAGAAAAAGAACTAATGACCGAACTATGG